GCTGAATAACCTTACCAGCACCGCCAATGTTGATTACCTTGTTGTCGAAAGCTGATCCACCGTATTCACCGATATTGTACTCGGCAATGTTGTATTCTGCAACAGCAGCGTTTGACAGATTGAACTGACGGCTGTTCAGAATGTCACTGTAGTCATAACCAAACTTCAGCACCACAGGATAACCCTGTCCACCGATAGTCGTGATACCAACCTTCTTCATAATCTTCAGTGCCGTGGGCACACCGAAGTCAAAGTAGTTGGTGTAGTACTTCATCACATAGGTGTCGGTATTGTCACGATAAGTGTCATACTTACCAACATATCCTGGCTTACCTAGCAGAAGGTCTTTGTTCTGTTTGTAGCAGAAAGCTGTTGGTACGCTTCCATCCCATGTCGTAGCCCTACTTGCACCATTAGGCAGCAGCATCCGAAGGTCAAAGCAGTAGGTTACTCCGGTGACAGGGAAAGTAATCAGGTAGAAACCTTCCTTGTCTGAGTGCGTTGCCTTGATGCCTGCGGCAGTTTCCAGAGTCATCGCAGCGACAACATCGTCACGCACATTTGCGCTGATGTCGCGCATCGGCGAAGACTTCTCCTGGATCACCCGTGACAGCGACTTGACGCCGCTATCAGACAGGAAGTACACATCTGATCCAGTGGCTACCACAGAGTCTCGTGCAAAGCAGCCAACACCTGTGATCGTGTCTTGCAGCGTCAGTCCGGCAGGGTCTTGAGCGTTAGCATAGATCAGAATCTGTCTACGACCAAAAACTATCAGGAAGCCGTTGTGTGCTGCTAGAGCAATGATTTCGTCGGCACCAGCAGGCCAGATTTCTGCAATGTCTAAGGTTCCAGCAGTTCCAGTAGACAGGACAAAACCACTGAGTAAATCAGAAAACTGAATAGTTGTTTTGTTACTGGTGTTATTGGCTGACCATGTACGACCATAAGCACTGATAACGCAATTATTATTACTGACAGTTCCAACATATCCAGTCTTCTCCGACACCCTGCGATAAGTTGTAGTTGACACAGCAGGATCAAAGATCAGAGGATCGTGTCCAGACTGGTACATGTACAGGATGCCGTTCAGTGCAGCCATCTGCCAGTTGCTGTCAGTGATCGTAGGAGCAGTTCCACCGCCACCGTAGGTCAGCATCGTCAGTGTACTGCCGTTATGCCTGAACAGTTTGTTGTTACCGGCAGCAATCGTGTACGAAGTACCGTCAGCAGCAATCAACTCACCGATAGCCTTGACAGCATTTGAGCCTAAGTCAGTGTTGGTCGCATGCGATGGGCTCCAGCCTTTACGAGCACCGATACGACCAAACTTGTCAATCACACAATTCGTAGCAACAGTAGCAAAGCCTGATTCAAGTGAAACCACCGAGTCCTGCGTATTAAGGCCGTAGAAACCCGGAGCAGCGATAGAAGTGGTTAACAGCTTTGCTACCATTATACACTCGTCCAGGTTACTTGTTCATCGTACCGGTTAGCTTCAAGAGCAATAGCGTCTGACAGTGCAAGACGATACTTCTGATATAATTCACTGAAAGACTGTCCACCATCTTCACCTCGTTCAGCAACAGCGTTAGCGTATGCTAACATCTGCACCAAGTGAGGAGGGACTTTAACCAAGTCACCGTTGGCAGACAGGTCAGTCTGAGGAATGTTCAGATTAAACCGGAGGGAATAGACCGCATCAGGCTGTGGCCAGACACGGACAATATTGTCGTCGTTGCTTACACCGTCAAAGGCATAGTAGATCGGAGCAGCATTCTGGACATCAGCGAGATAATACTGTGTATCCAACCAGTCAGGGGACACCTGATACATCGGGACATCTTCAGTCTCGTTCATAACCATGTCAACCTTAAACCGTTGACCAGAACCTGTCAATGTGTATGCCTGTTGTCCAGAGACAGTAGGTACGACAATCGTTTGACTTAAAGCATTCCATGAGTAGGCGTCTTCAATTTCACGCTTTGCGTCATTGATTAAGACACCAATCAAAGAACTGTAAGGAGTATCACCAACAGATGAAACTTCTGTTTCCCTAAGTCTTATAAGGACATTGTTAACAAGTTGTAAATAAGTTGTTGCCATTAGTTTTCCTTGGTGTCTTTATAAGTAATCATTATAGACGATTCTCTTAGACTTGTCAATAGGTGTCTGCACTAGTGTTGTGCTTTTACAACAAACTGGAAGATCATAAATAGTGTAGCTACAACAGCCCAAGCACCCATTCCCATGTTTACCCACCGTTCAACCTTACGATCTACTCTGGTAATGCTCTTATCAAGTTCTTCTGTCTTTTCCTCAAGGTCGTCAATCCGAACACCTTGAGCAGTCTGACGCTCTTCAACGAGGATCAGACGAGTAACGGCATCAGTTAGTTTGTCTACTTTTGTCTCTATTCGTTTCAAGTCCTCGTTGAAGCCTGCATCCATTTTACTTCTTAGCCTTCTTCTTAGACATCCCGGCCTCTGACAAGGCAATCGCTACAGCCTGCTTACGGCTCTTGACAACTGGGCCTTTCTTGCCACTGTGCAGAGTACCTTCCTTGTACTCACGCATAACTTTCTCAACTTTACTAGGCTTCTTCATCATATGTTCCTCGCTAAGTATTCGTACATGTGGTAACAGAGCACAAGAAGGAAAGCAATAGCAAATAAATACAAACCGTTGGTAATCATCTCTTTTTGCCGACGTTTTGCAATCTTTGCTGCTTGTTCTCGCTGTCTTTTGATCTTAGTGCGTTCAGCCATCATTGACTGATAGGCTTCCTGTCCATACACACCGGCGATAAGAATATAGAGTTCATACTCCATCTTCTTCAGTCGCTCACGGTGCATTACGATGTCTAATGCTTCCTGCTCAATTGATCCTTTACCAAGAAACTTGCCTTTCTTGAGGTCTTGTTCTTTTTTGGCAGCACTTTCGTTAAAAGATTGGACAGCCGAGTACCATTTACCAAGCTGTCCCGCTACACTTTCTATTTCTTTGCCAGCCTTCACCAGCTTCTGTACGGTATTGAATGCCGTAACAGCTACTCCGAAGGCTGTAACTGGATCAATCACTTTTTATCATCCTTAGATAGATCCGCTGCTGCCAAACGTAATAACTTCTGCTGCACTACCAAAAGTTACTACATCTTCAGGAGTTGAAGAAGTTTCAAGTTCTACAACTTGCATTATTTCTTCAACAGGACTTGCTACCCATTTCTGTTCCGACTGACTCCAGTTGTAAGCCATGCCAGGAGCATTCGGACATACAGGACGAACAACCCATCCAGGTGGATACCACCAGACTACTTCATGTCCTTCTGGTGCTGTGGGTTTATCAGTAACCTCAATCCACCCTTCGGTGCCATCTGTTTGTGTTTTTGGAATAGAGCCATTCTTAGAGTAAAGCATCATTGATCCTGCCATTGAGAGCGTTGAGGGGTGAACGATGTGGTGTATCGGGCATAGCCCTTGGTGATGCGGAGATCGTCGATGTAGCCGTTAAACGAATAACCCGAAGAACCCCCAATACGAACACCGTAGGCGTTATCTGTAAATGAGGTGCTATCTGTCGCAGACGCTACCTGTACACCGTCAAAGAACATCTTGAGCGAAGTGCCGCTGCGCGAAACTGCAACGTGCACCCACGCTGTATTCGTCAACGCAGACGAAGATGTGATGACTGTCCCGGACGCAGTGCCAAATGTAAGGACGTTTGAAGCCCCAAAAGACAAGAACCATCCGGCAGATGCTGCGCCTGACAAACCGACCAACCCGACGAACTGCGCCTGAGATCCATTACGATAAACCCATGCCTCTACGGTGAAATCGCCGGTTCCAAACTGCACATTTGGATTCGCGGGTGACGCAATCCAATCACCCGTCCCATCAAACAACATCGACGCCCCACCGAACTTGCTCTGCGCGGTGCTGATCTGCGCGTTGCCAACCGTTTCAAGGTTGTTCATCTCGGCGTTGTCGATGATTCCTGCGTTGGTGAAGTTGCAGAGCAGGGATGTGTTGGTGATCGCTGTGACAGGTGCAGTCGGAACAGTCAGCGTGGAGGATGTTGGATCGTATGGGGTTGATCCCTTTACGATGCGCGTCGATGCAATGTATCCAAAGAAGGGACTCGCCCCAGTTGTAGACACATTAGCGCCAATTGCAACCGGGACAACAGAAGTGATGTTGTACGAGTTCGATGATGTGCCTGTTCTTACACCATTCAAAAATGCGCTCAGAGTCGTGCCGGATCGGCAAAGAACAATATGGTTCCAAGCATTTGCAATCGCGGTGCCGCCTGCAATGGTGTCGAATGTGCTGCCCCCGCCGCTGTAGACGTAACAAGAAATGACGCCGCTGCTCATTTCGAAGTTAAACCCTCGGTTTCCATCTCCACCGGCATACTTCGCGGCGATCCCTTGCGTTCCTGAAATTGTTGTCGGATAAAAGAAGCACTCAATACAAAAATTGCCAGTGCCAAAATTCAACGCTGCGTTATCCGGCGCAGTCAGATAGTCGCCCGTCCCATCAAAGTACCCACTCCCGCCATCAATGCCTGCGGCATAGGGCGCAGTCGGATTGAACGGGCTGAAGCGTTGGACGCTCGGAGTTCCTCCGCCAATGGAAACGGTGAAGTTGTTGGTGCTGTTGTCGACAAACCTGTTGGACTGGCAGGTCAGCAGCGAGGTGTTCGTGATGGCTGTCAGCGGTGTGGTGCTTGGCGTAAACGCAGAGGTATAGACAGCCGTACCTTTGACGATACGCATGTTGCTGATGTAGCCCTTGTACTCAAGCCCGGGGCCGTTTATGCCAATCCGAAGCGATTCGGTGGTGGTGTAAGTTCGACTGTCCGTCGCCGTGGCGATTTGCACACCATTCTTAAATGTCCTGATGGATGTTCCAGAACGGGTGATGGCGTAATACGCCCACTCTCCCACGACATACGACCCCATGTCGTAGTAGTTACCTGCCGCGTCGTAACCAAAGCCA